CTATGCATTCTTGAGTTCGGACTCTATAACATCCTTATAGTCGGTTAAGTGATCTTCCACAGCCGGACGCAGGTATGGTCTCGGATGAACGTACCCTTTACCCACGCCTCCTCCCTGTGGAGCAGTGAACTGTTCCCAATCCGGTGGAGCCTTAAAGTATGGTCCCGTTCCGAGTTCGACATAGGGCGCGTATTCTACGTTTGTTCCAACTGCTACGGTATCTTCCTGCACTTCATATGTAATCGAATTGCGGAGAGTACCACCTCGGTATCCTTTGATTCCAGTACTTTCAGACGTCCCAACCGGGCATAATGCTTTGGCATACTTTTCCAGTTTTAAACCGATGATCGTGAGCGCACGGAATACGGCTTTGTCCATAGCGTCCAACACTTCCTGTACGTTGTCTTCGGTCTTGTTGACTTCTATTTTCATGATTGCCTCTTCTCGTATTCGGGACAGCCTTTGCCAATTAACACGGAATTGGGTTTCCTGCTCTCACCTTGTATAAACGCCATACAAAATGCAGTTGGCACGGTGTCATCCCGAAAAACGCACGTCCGGCAAAGCAATTTGTCGTTAGTTACCGGACCTGCCGCCATTGATTGACTACGTACATATTCTTTTGTTTTCTTATCCATCTTCATACATACACCTCCATACTAATTATAACATGGAAAACCTGCGCTTGTCAAGTGATTAGTCCGGGATTATAGTCAGAAATACCCGAATGCTAGACCCTTTATGACCATCTGATTTTTCGATCTTCTCACATACAACTGTAGTGTTGTCCCTTAACAGTGTCTCACCTTCACCTGTTCCGAATTGGGATATTTTCATAATACTCGCCGCGGCAGTACCTGCAGGAGCATTGAGAACTACTTCTACATTACCATCGAATCCTCTACTCCACTGTGATGACGTAGACGTAAATCCGAAATAGGTACCGACTTGTCCTTGGAACATAGCGTTTAACTCTTCCGGTGTTTTGTCTTCCAACAAACTCACGTTGTCGTAAAAGTCACCCGCCATAAACAGACCCGCAAGATCACCGAAATCGGTACCCCTTCGTAGTACCATGTCTTGTTCCAGTCTATAGTTGTCCAATGCGGTGTGGCATCCATCAATCGCCTCAAACTGACTGTCTCTGATCCGGGAATTCTGTCTCGCTTCTTCTGGTGTCTCACCCGCACCAATTCTTCGCAGGTAGTTGTTCATTTTGCTATACGAACTGCCAGTATACATTCTTAAAGAATCCTTTTCGAATTCTGTGTACAGACTGAAATTTTTCTCTTCGATCTGTAGCATCTCACTCGTGTCGGGGTTGTTTTTACAAGCCTCAATCCATTGTGCAACTGGGAGTGGGGCTGTTGCCGCTGAGGAATTTAATAAGTTTTCTATTTCTTCGTTTGAAGCGGTGCCATTCGTTAACATTTTCCAATATTCAGCGGCTGTGTGATCACCTTTGCTTGCATACACTTGTTTTGAAACATCCATTGCTACATCTTTCGGCAGGGATTTTAACGCATCGGTAAGTTTCATGTCCTTATACTTTTCAAATATGTTTGCAATTAACTCTTCTGATTCTTTTTCTACAATTGGTTCGTGAACGTTCTCCCATAGTTGTTTTAACTGATCCTCGTCCAGATAATACCCCTCATCTTCAAGAGTGTAGGCACCGTAATTATAGAAATCACTGAAGTTACTCCACTTTTCAACTTCGTTGTATAGATCCTCATTGTTTATGATCTCTTGGAGTTCTTCCTCAAACGGATCTTCGAATGTGTGTTCCTCTTCTTCCTCTGTATCAGCCAACAGTTCATCAACCAATGCGTCATCGAACTCATCTTCATCGATTGCGGGTAACTCGGATTTGGCTTCTTTCCATTCTTTGTACGTCATTTCATCGATCGGTTTACCCTCGATGTTGTCGTATCGTTTAAATTTGCTTGGGTAATCCTTGATGTCAGACACCAACGTACATCGGCAGTTGTACACCTCGTGCGGTGGTCCGAGCGGATCGCCCGGATAGCGGCAACCATTGGAGAACTTGAACGGGTGCCACTTGTCACCGACCTTCTGCTCTTCCCCGTCTATCTCTTGGTGCGATACCCGGGTGTGATCGTCAAGCGTGGCCATCCATACCTTCACCACATCGATCCCAAGATCCTTCGCATCCATCAATCCTTGATACCTTCCGGCGTTCTGCGCTCCGGTCATGGCGGTCCGGGCGAATGTCAGCATGGTATTCATGTTGTTGGCTTTCAGACCAGTAACAAGACGCTGTGTAATCTGATCCAGTCTTTCACCTTGGATTATTCCCTGCGTGATGGCGTTGTTTACTTTTTTCTTATTCCATGTATAGTCTTTCTTCTCGTTGACTTTCCACTTTGGCAGTATCTGCGGATCGTCTTTGATCAGATTCGTGACAGCATGCGCGTCATAAAGCCCGAAGCCGAAATTTACACCTTCCCCATTTTCCATTTCGTAATGGGACCAGTTGGCATTTTCAGCGAACACATCGATCGTTTTACCGTTAAGGATGTTGGAGGCCTGTTTGTTGGCGTCTTGAATGATCCCAATGATCTGATCTCTCTTTGCTTCCCACTGTTCGCCTTGGAAGATCTGACCGTCCAACCATGCAGAATACTGGTCCCATGTGATCTTTCCTTCGTCCACCTGCTTCATATACATTTCACTTTTGGTAACGAATTTAGACTCATAGTCTTTCAGTTTCTTCTGAATATCCTTTTGCGCTTCGGAATAGATCTGTTTTATTTTCTTTTCCAGTTTCTCCAGTTCTTCATCCGTGTACTTGGCGGCTTGATCCGTCATCTTTGCCCTCCTTGGCCTCTCTCGTGCCCGTCTTTAAGGTGTCATTGTGTGGGCCGGGTGTTCGCCCGTCCGGAGACGACACCTTAAGAGAAGGCCTCCGGAACGGCTTCTTCGTCATCTTCGTCCTGTTCAAATCGACTTTGGTCCTCAACGTCTCTTTTGGCTAAGATCTGCATAACCTCATCCACGTTGATGAACGGCAACTTCGAAAGGATGGTCTCATCGTCAAGGTAATTGGCCACAGACATGATCATCTGAGTCTGTTCTGCTTGGTTGGAAATCCGGTTACGCTTAAACTGCGGTGTGTCCTCGATCCCAATCAATGACAGGATCTGCTGAATAAATGTGATGACTTGATATTCGAAATCATCTGCTTCTTCGTCCATTGGCTGATAGGCCGCGTCAATGTGGTCATTCGTTGCACCTGCCGCCACGGTGTGGACATCCAGTGCTCCGAAGTCTTCGTAGATCTGTGCACGAATATCGTCAAGGTACTGCTTCCGGGCTTGGTATGGGATTTCCTGTGTGTATGGTGTCACTTTTGATCCGGCACTGGTGTCCGCGATCGCGATGTGATTGATCTTCAGACGATCGCGGAACTGGGCCAGCTCAGCGTTGGACATACCCCCGCAATTCTCCAGTATCCAGTAAATCTGGGAACAGTCGGTCAGATCGTTGGCAAAACCGGACCGGATCAAATCAAACGAATCGATTTTGTTCTGCATTCCGATCAGTGTGGATTGATGCAGTTTAGATCCCCACATCTGCACTATTGGCAGACGGCTGTAATTCTCGGTCCCAGTGATCTCCTCGCCATCGGCCTCACTGTATTGATAGTTGATACGATAGGCGTGTTTCTCCTCCACCACGTGGAAATTCATGTTTCCGGCACCCTCTTCCGACTGAAACCGGGTGTAGCCGTCTTCCTCGTATAATACTGCTTGCATAGGTTTCTTGGCGTCCACTCGCCAGAACCGGATGCCGACCCTCAGATCTCCGGTGATCTCATCAACAATTGGTTTAAATTCCGTCAACGGGAACACCCTCAATCTGTCCACATTCCAGAATCCGAAACACCTGCCGTGGATCAGAGCGTAGTAACCAAGCGTCCGGAGATCCGTATCAAAATATTGGCCGAGTGAATGTTTGGTTTCGTCAATAATACTTGTAACCCCGTTCCGGTCAATCACAGTCTGCTTATGGTCGGAAAACGACACCCCGTTACCGAGCAGATACATGCACCTCTGCGTGTTGAGTCGGTGGAAAAAGTTGCTCGTAATCTTCGCGTTGCTTGCGGTGAAATCCTCGATCGGGGTACCGAGCATGGAGAAAATAATCCTAACATAGTTGTTGATGGTCTCATTCTGCTCATGGTCATAGTTGTCAGCACTGATTGCCATTTTGTACTCGTCACTGGCCATGTGCTCTTGGATCGCTTTGCGGACAAATTCCGCCGTGTTTGTTTCTTTTTCGAAATCTTGATAGGTTAACATTACACCCTCCCAAACGGTGAAATATAGTTATTGGTCGGCCTAATTAGCCGCATCGTTTTTACGAAATAACGCATGGAGTCCATCAAATGGTCGTTCTCCTTGACTGGTTTGTCTTCCTCTGCTTTGTCATCCCAAATATAAGACTGCGCTTCCCGGACCCAGTTTTTGCATTTCGGATCTACTTTGATCAGACCCAACTGGATCGCGGAAGACGTTTCTCGAATTCCATTAAGTACATCATTGTTGGCATCCCATGGTCTGAACCATGTGGATTGTCGAAGCAACGCAATAAATGAGGCCGCTGACGGGTCCACGATAACACGCATTCTCTCAAGTGGAATCGTCGTTCTTTTGGATTCGTTTTCTCTCCTCTGCATGACCGGACGAACAAAATCCTCCAACATCTGCAGGTATTCTTGATCAGTCTTCTGAACCCCGGTGTCGCGTCCGCTGTAATACAGTTCATCCTCAGCATACCACCGATCACCTCTCCGACCCCACAGAAGGGCCGCGAAGGGGGTGCTCGTACCGTAGTCAAGTGAAAGCACGTATTCTGACGCTCGCGTCTCCGGAGTACCTTCGAGAGCCTCCCGGAAGTTGGCAAAGATCAGACCCTCGGCCAGTGTCCACTTTCCGAGAATATACCTGTCAAACCACACAGATCCGGCATACTCTGCCTCCAACGCTCTAACGTATTCCTCCGGCAGAAACGGATTGTCGTAGATCGTGTACTCCTGCAAGTAGATGTCCACCCCTTGATCCCGGGAGTTCAGAAATTCTTTGAACCAATGGTTCGGACTAGACGGGTTGGTGGTTATATCACAGCATGACCATGGGAGCGACAATCGGGATTTCAGCATCTCGAACACTTCCTTGTTGATGTCAGTCCCTTCATCTACCGCACAGTACGCAATCTCTGATCCTCGAATCTTGGTTACCTGCCGCACGTTATCGGCCCCGATGCAGTATACCTTCTCACCAAACACCTTTGCATAGTTCTTGGAGTTGATCTCGGAAGCAATCGACACTCCATAGATGTCACGCATCGGTTGCAGTATATTTCGTTCGATGTTGGCCCGGGTTGCACCCAAAAACACCCGGAGACCACGTTTACCCCGCCGTTCCTCCAATCTGGACAGGATCGTGTAGGATACCTGCAAGTAGGACTTGCCGGATCGGACCGCCCCGGACGCCACGTTCCACCGATGGTGAGCGTTTTTAATGAATTCTGCCTGTTTTGCAGTCAACTCAAAGTTACTCTGCATTGCTTTCCTCGATCGCTATCGTCTTTTCTTCGCCACTGGTAGCAACCTCCTTCATTGCGACCAATATATCTTTGATCGTCTGCGTATACTGGGTCGATTCCAGTGGTTCCTGCACAGCACGCCACTGAGTGGGCATTCGATTATACAGCCAATGCAGGATTGCTTTAACATCCGGAGGTACGTGCTTTTTCCATTTTTTAGCCAGTCGCAACTCTCCTTCGATCAGTTCCCACTGTTCCTCCCAGTAGTCGTATCCGACAGCCCTCTTGTACAGGGCTTCTTCGACTGTCAGATCCGCAACCTCCTTGGATACGGCGATTGCCTTTCTGAGATCCTCGGACTCCTTGAGCCAATGACCGAAAAAGGCCGTGCGGCTGACACCTATATAGTCTTCGGCAATCTTGGCCAGTGGGGTTCCCTGCCTTCGCCATCCGGCAATTAACTTAAGGCCGGGTTCTGATAACCAGAATGCCTTTCGTTCTTTTTGTCCCTTTAACCCTTCGGGAAAATCAACGTATGCCATCATTACCTCCCGCCCTCATTTTATCACGACACCCACCTACCTGTCAAACATCGGTGTGTTGCGTTTGTCATATATATGGCGTTGCATGTTGTATTGTATTGTATCATTAAAAAATGATGCAATACAACACAACACAGCAACCAACGCGATGTTGCTTTAATGTTGTATTGTCAATTAGGTGTCTCAGATCCCGTTCTGACGGTACTCTGAGCATTCTCCAAATTTGTCAGTTGTATTACTTGTTGTATC